AGTAAAATCTGCTCTCTCAAAAGATTACAATAGAAAAAAAGGTGGTAAACCTAGATATAATTTTGCTACTAACATTGGTGGTGAAAAAAGAAAATACACAAAAGAAGATGCAGATATTATCGCTTTGTTTGGTTCAGATCACGAAACAGTAATCTTTAAGTTAGTTGATGAAATAAAAACAAAAACACATAAATTATCTGAAGCACATTTTTACGATAAGTCTATAATGAAACAAAGTTTTGAGAGGTGTTTAGAATCGTGTTCGGTTTAATTGGCTCTTTATTAGGTTTTGCTAGTTCAGGTTTACCTGCTGTTCTTGATCACTTTAAACAAAAAAGTAATCAGAAGCATGAATTGGCTGTAATGGAAATGGCAGCCAAACATAAGATTACTGTAGCTAAAGCAAGAGCAGATGAAGCCGAAGTAGCAGGTGTTTATCAACACAGTCAAACAATTCAAAATAATGCTAGTAAATGGATAGTTAATTTAAGTGGTCTTGTAAGACCTACAGTTACTTTTGCAATATTAGGTTTATATTTAACTGCAAAAACTTTAGCAGTTGTTCAAATATATCAAAATGGTGGTGATCTACATGAGTTTTTACCAGAAATATATTCAGAAACAGATGTTGGTATTTTAAGTTCAGTTGTATGTTTTTGGTTCTCAAGTAGAGCCATAGAGAAGATGAGAAAGTAATATGATGGATAAAATTATTGATGCGATAAAAGGAATAATATCACCAGAACAATCTTGGTCAGCTTTTGTTATGAAGATTACAAGTCTTATAATTGTAGCTGTAATTGGATATATAGGTTTTCAACAATATCTTAATCTTGATGCTGAAGAAGATAATGAGATCCCAATAGTAGAGGTGTATGAAAAGGATCCTGAAAAAAAAGTTAAAGTAGAAGATTTAATTACCAAACTTCTTAGATCAAATAGAGATATTGAATCAGTTTGGTTATACGATTGGATAGATGCACGAAATATAGTTCCTTTGTATAATGAACCTAGAAACAGCGAAGATTTATTACCAACAGGATATTTTATGGAAGGTGATGAATATGTGATCGGTCATTTTGTTTTAAGTCAATGCACCTCTTTAGATAGAGATATAGTTAATACAGCTTGTCCTATAATGAGTTCAGAAGATGCTTGGGGTGTTTTGTTGGTTACATATCGAAACGATACAGCACCAGATTTAAAAACGACTAAAGCAACAGCTATGAAAATATCTGAAATATTATATTTGATTGAGAGATAAAGATGAGAAAATTTATACTGCCAATTATATTAAGTTTTTTAATGTCAGAAGTGGCAACAGCAGATGTAGAGTGGAACGCATCAATTACTAATGAATATGTTTGGCGAGGAATGTCTCAAGGTAAAGGTGCCGCTGTTCAAGGTGGAATAGATGTTTATAACGAATCAGGTTTTTGGGCTGGTGCTTGGGTATCAAATGTAGATTTTGATGACAACACAACTTATGAACTTGATGTCTATGCTGGATATAGTTTTGGTCCTGTAAGTGTTGGTTATATTTATTATGCTTTTCCTGACAATACAGATGAAGGATACGATTCTAGTGAGATAAATATTTCTGCTGATATTGGAGCTTTTACATTTGGAGCAAACATATTAGCCGATGCAGATTGGGATATGCAATTTGGAGATGAAGTTTATTACTCAATAGATACTGCTCTAGGTCTAAGCGATAAAGTAGATTTAAACTTTCATCTTGGTTTTTACGATTATAATATTGATGATGACGAAACAGACTATGGAGTGTCTATTAATTTTGACTCTGGTTTTTCATTTGGAATAATTGATAGTAGTAGAGATGATAGTGATCCATTTTTTATAATTAGTTACTTATTTAGTAGAGATGAAGAATAATGCCTTATGTTGAATTAAAAATACCAAGTGGAGTTTATAAAAACGGAACTGAATTACAAGCTAAAGGTCGTTGGCATGATTGTAATTTAGTTCGTTGGGATAATAATGCTATGCAACCAGTAAAAGGTTGGACTCAATTAGGTTCTTCTACAACAACAGGCAAAGCAAGAAAAATGGTTAGTTGGACTGATAATAATAGAAACAGAAGATTAGCTGTAGGAACACCAAATAAACTTTATTACTACACTATTGAAGGTCAGCAATACGACATAACACCAGTTGGTTTTACCACAGGAAATGATGACGCAGTTGAAAATGTTTCTTATGGTAATTATGTTTATGGAACAGGAAACTATGGTACTCAAAGACCTGATCATGGAATATGGACACCTTGCACAACTTGGTCTTTAGATAATTGGGGACAATATTTAGTTGGTTGTAGTACAACAGACGGAAAAGTTTATGAGTGGCAATTAGGCAACGGAACTGTTGCTCAACAAATAGCTAATTGCCCAACAAGTAATCAAGGTATAATTGTTACAGAAGAAAGAGCATTAATGCTACTAGGAGCTGGTGGCGATCCTAAAAAAATACAATGGTCTGATCTAGAAGATAATACAGATTGGACACCAGGTGGTACAAATCAAGCTGGTAGTTTTAATCTTAATGGTCATGGAAAAGTAATAACAGCAATAAGAACTAAAGGACAAATACTTATACTTTCAACTATTGATGCTTATACCTCAACTTATGTTGGTTTACCTTTTGTATATTCTTTTGAAAGAGTTGGTTCTAATTGTGGAGTTATTTCAGCAAACTCAATAGTAGCTACTGATACTTTTGCAGTTTGGATGGGTAATGGTCAGTTCTTTATGTATGACGGACTTGTTAAATCATTACCTAGTGATGTTAGCGATTATGTCTTTAGCGACATGAATGTTAGTCAAAAAAGTAAAGTATATGCCTTTAACAATTCTCAATTCTCAGAAATATGGTGGTTTTATCCTAGTTCTGATAGCACAGAAAACAATAGATATGTTGCTTGGAACTACAAAGAGAATCATTGGTCTATAGGTAACTTAGCTAGAACTTGCGCAGAAGATGAAGGTATATTTTTAAATCCTGTTATGATTGGTGCTGACTATAAACTTTATGAACACGAAACTGGATATTCATATTCAGGCGAATCAACAAGTGTTTTTGCTGAATCGGGCCCCTATCAACTAGATCAACCAAGTGGTAAGTTAATGAATGTATTACAAATAATACCAGATGAAAAAACATTAGGAGATGTTTCTGCTAAATTTAAAGTTAAAAACTATCCTACAGGAACAGAAACAACTCACCCAAATACTGGTTCTTTTACTTTGGCTAATCCTACAGATGTTAGATTTACTGCAAGAGAAGTAAAGTTTAGAGTTGAAACAGCAAGAAACTCAGATTGGAGAGTAGGTAATATGCAAATATTCGTAAGAGCTGGTGGAGGTAGAGGATAATGAGATTGCCATTACCAACTCCAGAATATAACTCAGGTATTGCTCAACAAACAAACAATACTTTAGAGCAAGAAGATAAAAAAAATTTTAAGAAAGATACAGATATAAACATTAACGATGGGCGATTAATCCTGAAATCTCCTAACGGAACACGATATAATATAACAGTAGATAATTCAGGCAATATAACAGCGAGTGCGATATGAATATAGAAAATTTTGAAAAATGTTGCGAAAGCATACAGAAAGCGTTAGATTATGGAAAGAACAGTCATACTCTTGATGATGTAAGACAAAGTATAGCCAAAGGTGAAATGTTTTTTCATTCTCTTGGAAACTCCTTTATCATTACTGAAGTTCATGTATTTCCACAGTATTATAATTTACACGGCTTTTTAGCTGGTGGTCATACAGAAGAAATTAAAGAGTTAATGCCAATATTAGAAGATAAAGCAAGAGAAGTAGGTTGCAAATATACAACTTTAACTGGTCGTAAAGGTTGGCAAAGACAGTTTAAAGATGTTGGTTATAATCCAACTTTCTTTACCTTAGACAAGGAGTTATAAAATGGGTAAATCAAGAGGAAGTAATAGTTCAGAGTTAGATCCTGCAATCAAACAGATGATGCAAGAAACCTTTGATCTAGGTAAAGATACTATTTATGAAACAGTACCTGTTTTAGATGCAAATGGAAATCAAATTATTGATTACACAACAGCTCCTGGTGGAATACAGGTACCAATACCAAGAACCACAAAAAAGTTAAAAGAATATGAAGAATATACAGACCCTAGATTCGCCGCCCCTGGTAGAGAAACAGGAATAGGCGAAAATTTGTTAAGTTCTTATGTTTACAGCAAAGACCAACCATTTCAACAAACACAAAGACTAGATGATTTATATGGTCGTATGTCAACGGCCGCAAACTATACACCTCAAGATGTAACTTCAAGAGATGTAACTTCAAGAGATGTTGCCGCTGGAACTATTGATTTACCAGAGGTAATAGCTAGAACAATGGTCGGTACAACAGATGTAACAGGTGAAAGAGTTGCAGACCCAGATGATATTACAGCAAGAGAAGTTTTAGAAAGAGGTTTTGATATTGAAAGAATTGGTGCGCCTGAAACAATAACACCTCAAACTTTAGCAGAAACTCCTTTGGACCCTTATATGAATCCTTACAATCAATATGTTAGAGATTTTACTATAAATGACATATTAGAAGGTAGAGATAGGTCATTATCACAATTACAAGATAGAGCCATAAAAGCTGGTGCTTTTGGCGGAAGTAGAGAAGGTGTAGAAGCTGGTCTTATACAAGGTAAAGCATTATCAGAAATAGCAAAACAAAGTGCATTACTAGGTCAACAAGGTTTTAACACAGCTTCACAATTAGCAACAAAAGACTTAGGTTTATTAAATCAAGCACAAAGAGATAATGTTTCTAATTTAATGGAATCACAAAGATTAAATCAAGCTACTGATTTAGCGGCCGAACAATCAATGTTAGATGCGGCCATGGAAGCACAAAGATTAAATCAAGCTAGAGATTTATCATTAGGTCAATTTAATACAGAAATGATGCAACAATCTGCTTTAGCAAATCAAGCCAATCAAAGAGAAATTGACTTAGCAAATGCGACTAGAGATTTACAAGCACAAGGTATGAATCAAGAAGATGCGTTTAGAGTCGCACAATCAAATGTTGACAACAAATATCGAGCCCAAGCACAGAATGTAGCTAATACACTTGAAGCAGATTTAGCCAATCAAGCATCATCATTACAAGCAGATTTAGCCAATCAATCATCATCATTACAGGCCGCTATGTCGAATCAAGGTGCTGGTCTTGAAGCTAACGCATTAAATCAACAAGGTTTATTATCAGCGGCCGGTTTAGCTGATGCTTCAAATCAATCAACAGTTGATAGATTTAATCAACTAAGAGAGGTTGGTTCTGTTAAAGATGCTAGAGAGCAACAACAATTAGACTTTGATTATCAACAGTTCTTAGAAGGGCAAGAGTATCAAATGATGTTAGCACAATTCTTAGGTGGTTTATTACAAGGATTCCCAACACCTATGAAATCAAGAGGGAAGCAGAGTTCATTTACATTAGGATAAAACAATGACAACAATAGAAGAAAGAAGAAAAAAAATTGAAGAACTAGAAAAAATTGCTCTAGGTGGAGAATCAAGCGTTGATCAATTTGTTCCAAATTTAAAAAATGTTGATGTTGGTGTTTCCTCTCTTTTAAATGAAAATAAATCTGCTGGACCAGGTGTTTTAGGTGCGATTGATAGAAAATTTGGCAATATATTGCAAGATTCAGGATTTTTATCTTCTACAGAGGAGAGAGTAGCCGGAAACACAATAGAACAAGCAAAATATTTAGATCAACCAGCTTATATTATTGATAATAGCACAGGTCAATTAATACCAGATGGCGTAACTAAATTCGCTCCTAGAGTTGCACAATTTGGTAACGCAAAAAATGAAAATGGAGAAAATTTATATACTATTTTTAATGAAGCAGACTATCAAAAATTTGCACCAAATTATGAGGCCGTTCATAATCAAAGACCAGAGTTATCTTCAAATGAAAAAATAAGAATGGCAAAAGCAGGTTTAGGTGGTGCTATGACACCTCAAAGACAAGTTGATAAATATAAGCAAGCGTTACAAGTTACTGACACAGGAACACCTAAAGAAAGAAATTTATCATTTTTCTTTCCGTCAACAGATAACGAAGGAAATATAAAACCAGCAGAAAATCTATCACCTATAGGTGTTAATGAAAATTGGACTTTAAAAAATATATTTAGAGGTGATGACCAAGCGTTTGGTTCTTATTATACAGAAAGAGCAGTTGGCACCTCAGGTAAGCAACCTGAAATAAAAGTTGGATTACCTACTGCTTATTCAAAAGTTAGAGACCAAAGTTTGTTCAAAGATTTTATACCTGATATTGGTTCGGATTTAGAAGGTTTAAATTGGGTAGATAGTATCTTTAACCCATTAAAAGGTTTAACTTCAGTAGAAACTTCTAACAGAGGTGGTAAATTTTCATTAGAAATATCATCTTCTGCGTTTCCTAATAAAACAGACACCGTAAAACAAGGCGTTTCTAAAGCTAAAGTTTTATTACCTCAATTAATTGATAAACTAAGAGATTTTAGAGAGGATATAAAAGCACAAGAACAATATGGAACAAAAGGTGGCTCTAAAGATGCGACAGACCTTTCAAGACAACAACAGAATTATATGGAAAATGTTAGTAAGGCAATTATGGCCGCAGAATACATTATAGCTTTAGATAAAGAAGATAACGCAAGAACAAAAAGAAAAGAAATTAATCCTACTGACATTAGAAAAAGAATGGAATCTATTGATAAATTAATACTAGCTAACGAATAAAGGATATAAAATTGTTTTTTACTGACGAAGAAAGAAAACTATTACAAGAAATACAATCTTCTGGTGGTCTTGATTTTAGCTATAAAGGTGGCGAAGAATACAGTATTGATGATGATACTTTTAAAAAGTTTGATAGAAGCACAGCTATTAGATTATTACCTGATTTAACAGAAAAATTTGCTAATCTTGATAATGAAGAAGGTAGAGATATTGCTAAAGCATTAACAGGAGTGCTAGACGCAAATCTTACACAAGAAGAAAACTATCAGAACGATACAAGAGCAAGTGCTTTTGCAAAAGGCACAGCACCAACAGGCATTACTTCATTATTTGGCTTAACAGACTTAGCTAATCAGGCATTAGGTTATGTGCCTGGTATAGGTAAGAGAGCAAATCAAGGGATTTTTGGTAGAGAAGAAGGGTTTTATCCTATACCACCAGAAGATTTTGTTTTTGGTAGAGCATATCAAGATCAAAAATATCACGATTTAACTGGTTTAGGTTATGGAAGTTTATCAGATGTTCCTACTGAATATATGCCTTACTACAAAGGTGGTCGTTTTACTGGTGACGCCTTTTCAATACCATTAGCTATAAGAACAGCTTTAGCTGGTTACGCCTCAAAATTTCCACAATCCTATACAGGTCAAGTATCACAAGGTGTTGCTAATCCTGCCTTAGCACCTGGTATGCTAGACGATATTATAAAAATGGAATTGACAAGACCAAAGTTTTCTCAAGCCCTTAATCTTAGTTCAGCGACAGCTATGGGCCTTTCTGAAACATACGGACAAGAGCAAGACTTAACTGATTTGCAAAGATTTTTATTAAATACAACAGCAGGTTTAACTGCTGGTGGTATTGTAAGCGTTACAGATGCTTTAAAAGGTGTTGTTTCAGTTCCTAAAATGTTAGTTTATAACCCTTCTAAAAAAATATACGAATTGAAATTAAAACCTTATGTAGATAAAGCAAAATCTAATTTAGGTAGTTCTCTTGATGAAATAGCGCCTAAAGTTACAGGAGAAGATGGATATATTCCTTTTGCTGGTTCTAAAGCTGTAGATACGATTGACGGAATAAAAGATAATATAAGTTTAATTAATTTTCAAATTAGAAAAGCGTTTAAAGGACAATCTGAAGAAGATTATATGGTTCATATAAGAAAAATACTTGAAAGAGAATTAAATAAAGGAACAATTCAAAAGTATCAAAAAGAACATATAGATAATCTAAACAATCAGTTTAAAGCAGGTAATATAACAAAAGCAGAACTTGATGAGGGTATAAAAAATTCAAGTGAAATTGGTAATATAAGACTTTTAGAAGAAGTTAAAAATAATTTAGCTATTAAAAATGCTGAAATTGAAAGCATAGAAACAAAAATTTTAAAAAATGAAATTTCAAAAAAAGCTGGAGATGAAGAAATACAAATTATAAAAGATAGTATGCTTACACCTACAACTGTAACAGGACCTCGTGGTGATGTTTTAAAAGGAATTGCATTACAAAGATATAACGACCCAACTTCTTCAGATTTTAGAAAAACTTTTGATACTGTTTTAGATAATATGTTTAATAGAACTGTTAATAATATACAAAATTTACAAAATAGAGGTGTTAATTCAAAAGATATGCCACAATTTATTAGACAAACTTATGATGATTTAGAAAGAGAAATAAGTTCAATTATAAAAAAAGGTATTGATGATGTTGATGATGCTTATAAGGGTTTTGGCGATAAAAGAAGTTTATCTAACGCTTTAGTATCGAGAATAAAGTATTACGACCAAGCATTAAATAAAGAAGTTTCAAAATTGTATGCACCTTTAGAAACTTATATGAAAAATACGCCTATTACAAACTTAGACGAAAGCACAACAGTTATTAATAATTTAAAAAATAGCGGAAGAATATTACCAAAAGATAAAGAGTTTCAATCAATTATTAAGAACATAGAAGATATACAAAAACTTCTTATAAGACAAAGTAACGGTGAACAAGTAAATTTCCCTAGAGAATTTAACTTAAACAGATTAAAAAGTAGCATTACTAATTTAAGAGATTTAGGAAGAAGATTATTAAAAGATGAATCTAAAGGAGATAGTCAAATTGTTAATCAAATTTCAAATGCGTTACAAAGAGATTTACAAAATTTATCTTCTGATAACCCGCAATTATTAAATGCAAATGCCATGTCTGCATTTAAACATGAACTTATAGACAATACGCTTCTTAATAATTTTTTAAGACCAGACGCAAAAGGTGTGCCTAGAGTTGATAGAAATATTGCAATTAAAAAATTAATAACAGAAGATTATAAAGATGATATAGATATACCAATAGCACAACTACAAGAAGCAGATGATGTTGTTGCTCGTATTTATCAAGGTGAACAAGAAATAAAAAGAGCATTACCTGATGGCTCACAACAAAAAATAAAAATTACTAGCTTTAACCCTAAAGAAAAATCAGCTTTAAACAGACCTACTGATTTAGCTAAAGGTGAAACTTCAAATGAATTACTAGAAGCTATAGTCAAAGAACTTTATCTTGATAAAAACTTATTTCCTAACAACAAGTTAAACAAAGCTACATTAAATGAATGGCGATTAAAAAACAAAGAAGTATTAAGATTATTACCTGAACTTGATGCAAGATTACAAACATTAATGAAAGAAAGTGTTGATGTAGCAGATACAGTAATGAAAAACCCTGAGTCGTTATTTAATGTTCAAGGTATTACAAGAACTTTTGATGAAAATGGTATTGTTTTTAAAATAGACGGACTCAACCCAAATTCACAAATAGTTAAATTGTTAAATTTAAGAGAAGGTTCAGATGTTTCATCAATTATGAGTAGATTATTTACTGACATAGAGGTACCAGCTAGTGAAATTGTTAATCTATATAAAACCGCCAAAACTACACCAAATGCAAAAAATATAAAAACTGAAACTACTGACCTTAGAAATTCAATAAGAGGTTATTTTATTGATGAATTATTTGCTCAAGCTGGTTTAAAGAAAGTAATTGATGATACAACTTTAACTACATATCAAAGGCAGTCTATAAATGATGATGCAATTTTAAATCTATTAAATAGAAATTTATTAGGTAAAACACAAAGAGATTTATTAATTGAAAACAATATTTTTACAAAAAAAGAAATGAGTTTATTGTTAAATCAAATAAAAAATTTAAAAGCGTCTGAAAACGCTAGAAACTATCTTGGTAGATATTCTCAAGAATTTAATCTATTTCCTGTCGCTTCACAATTAGATTTATTAACTAGAATAGCTGGTGCTAATTTTTCAACAAACTTTTCAACAGGTGCTGGTGCTGGATTAGTTATTGCTCATGCTATGAACAAAAGATTTGCGTCTGGGTTACAAAGATTTTTACAACCTAAAGATATGCTTAAAATATTAGACAAAGCATTAACAGACCCTGAATATATGGTAAAAGTTATGGAAGCCACAAATACACCACTTAACCCAATTAACAAAGGAAGAAATTTAAGACCAACTTTATTAGAGGCAGGTATTGATATAGCAGAAAAAGATTTAATTGAAGAAATTGAAAACAATCCTGACTTAATGAATAATGAAGAATATCAAAATTTATGGAACGCCTACTTAAAAGAAATGAGGAGAAAGAAATGAAAAAATTATTAACACTATTACCAGTTGTTTTAGTAATAGGTTGTGCGTCTGGCCATGTCAGCGTATCAACTCAAACACCTGCTGATACTGATTTAGAAATAGTAATTAAATCTAAACCAAACGCTAACTAATGTTTAATAGAATTAGAAAATTTGATATTAAAAACATGAATAGTCCAATAAGTCTATTGGAGGATAGAGTTGATCTATTGCAAAAAAAATATAATCCACAAAATTACTTTGACAGACTTACGAGTCTAAAAACTAGACCACAATTAGACCCGATACATGATGCAGAAAAAGATTTAAGAAAATTAATGGGTCCAAAAGACCCTAACTACCCTTTGGCTCGTAATAATGTTCTTACACAAATTCTAGGTATTGATGATAAATCTATTGCTCAAAGACAAGCAGATGAATTAGCACAAACACAAGCAAAAACAAACTTGACGAATACAATATTAAATCCTTTACCAAACAAACCAATGACTCAACTTAGAGTGCCTGAAATGGATAAACAAAGAATACAAAAAATTGGTGCAAATATTCAAAACTTTACACCTATACCAGAGGGTAAATTAAAAGAACCTATTGAAGATCAATTAGCTATAGATGAAGAAGCTATGGGAAATAAGTTAAGTGCTTTACTTATGAAAAGAAAAAATCCTTTATTTAGTTTTTTTGGTTAGCCAAAAAATTCCATAATATAAATTACAATTATATCAAGAACGCCTTTCATATCCCTTTTCCAATAAAAAATTATAATGCTCTAATTGATTATTAATGTAATGCAAACCATGCCTTAATTCATCATACTCTTTTTTAACTGCATCAGTAAATGGTGTTGTTACTGATAAATCTTCTAAGCGATCTAAACCTTGTCTATGCAAAAGCCCAAGAGTTAAAGTTATATTTGTGTAAACAATTCTATCTTCGATATTCATAATATTAATCCTTTCCTTAATTGAGATAATATTATCTTGATTCGATTTTAATTCTAGTGTTTGCATTTTGATTGTTGTTGATAACTAAAAATTAGTTGTTGATAAATTGTTAGTAAGTTCAATATCAATGTGCTTAACATTTCTCATTGTCTTTTTGATCTTGTTAAGTTCATTAACTTCTTCTTGTGTTTCACAAACGATAACTAAAGGCATTTTACCTTTGTGTTTCGTTGTTAGTTCTCTAGCTTCTAATAATCTTTTCTTTAATTGTGATTTATTCATCTTATAAAAAATGAGGGGTTATTAACCCCTCACTATTTCCTTTCATTTGTTTTGCAATTCAGTTTCATAAATAAATTTTGCTAATGTTTCTGTATGCCAAAATCTTTCATCAACACCCCAAGCATTATGACCTTCACTATTTAAAGGGCAATCATGTTCACTACTCAAGCCATGTTTTTCAAACCAACTATCTTCAATGTAAACATAATAAACTGTTCGCCCATCATCTTCAGCCCACACACCCTCATCTTCAACAACAATTTGTGGAAACCTTTTTAGTAAAGTTGGATAAGATGCTTGATAAGGTAACTTTTTAGTTTTCCTTTTCTTTCTTCTTTTTCTTTTCTTTGGTTCATCAACTGATAAAGGGGTTATATCTATTAAGTTGTTTTTAGCTTTATATAAAAATGTATGCAGTTCTTTATGAACCTCTAATTCAACACCTGATTGAAAATCACCATGCTTACTTTTGTTTCTCATAATCCATGATAAGTTGTGTGAAAATTCATGGGCAAAATGACCCCAACCTCTTTCAATGTTAATGCAATATGTTCCTGTAATTATTTTATAAAACCCATCAACATTTTTAAATTTTCGACTATATCTTTTCCACCTAGTATATCTTTGTCCTGTAGTCTTTTTAAACTTAATGCGTTTCGGCATTTTATAATCAGATTTTTTATCCCACATATATTTAACAAAATTACAGGCAATATCAAAATCTATATCATTACCTTTTTGCCACTTTGCTGTGTGAAAATTAGGTTCTAGTGTTTTTGCAAATCTATTAACTTCTTCATAGTTTGCTTTTGCTTTTTTACTTATACTCATAATACTTTCCTTTCTAATAAATGTTATATAACCATATTAGATTATGCACACATTATTGTCAAGTTCAAAATTAAAACGCTTACATTCTGCGATTTTTGAAAAGCAACTTTTTTGAATCTGAAAAAAAATTTACATTCTGAATCAAAATCAAAATAAATTTGATTCAAAAACGAATCATAATATTTTGACTTAGAACTTTTTGGAAGGAAGTATCATGCAAGAAATAAAATATCCATCGGTTGTTCCTCATTTATCACATGACGGCTATCATATTATAAAAGAAGCAATAGGTTCTTCTGGTATTAAGACAATATATAATAAGAGTGTTGCTCATTATAAATTCCACGAACCAAAACATTCAGTTCATTTTGATATAGGAACAGCAGTTCATATCGCAATACTTGAACCTGAGAAGTTTGAAGAATCTGTTTTAAAATGTGGTCAATCAAGAACAACCTCTTTATATAGAGAACTAAAGAAAACAAAAAAAGAAAATCAAATCATTATTACTGATAAAGAATATGACATTTGTTTACGCAGTAGAGATAGCGTTCATAGTAAGAGTGAGTGTAATAAAGTAATTGCTTCTGATTATGGTCAGTCTGAGATGTCAGCTTTTGCAAAAGACCCTGTTACAGGTGTTAAAATGAAAACAAGACCTGATAGAGTTATTATTGGCGAAAAGTCTGACATATTAGTTGATTTAAAAACGACACAATCAGCAGATGAAGATAGCGTTATTCGTTCAATATCAAGATATGGTTATCATATACAAGAAGCATTTTATCGCCATGTTTGGTCACTAGCGACAAAGAAAAGTATTACAAGATTTTTATTTTTATTTGTTGAAAAAGAACCACCTTTTGCGTGTTGTTTATATGAAATACCAAAACCTTTTGTAGATGAAGGTGTTGCTTGTATGAAAAAAGCATTACGAGAATATAAAGACGCTGAAGTAAATGGTGTTTATAAAGATTATCCAAATGAAATTGTTACTTTAGATGTTCCCCATTGGGCATATAAAGAAACATTACCACCTTTAGAAGCAGAACAAACAATTTTAATTAACAAACCAATCAATTTAGAAGGAGATATATAATGGCATTAGGTTTATCAACAGAAAGCAGTTCAACTAATCAAATTTATGATAGATTAGGATATAACGCAAAAGACGGAGTTTTTACTCATAGTTATTATGATAGAGAAAACGAGGTTAGAGAAAGTGAAGAATATAAAAAAGATTTTAAAGTTCTTTTAGACTTTGAATCTATGGAAGTAGGTTGGGCAAATTTTAGTGAATCACCACCTAGCGTAGTTACTGTTCCATTAGGTACGAATCAACCACCAAATAAACCAAGTGAAGATCATAAAGAATACTTTGTTGTCAAGATTTACAATAAGAATCTAGGTGTTGTAACATTTGGTTCTAGTGCAGGTAGTATTATTCAAGCAGTTGATAAGCTACATGACAGTTACTTAGAAGCAAAAGAAAAGGAGTTAATACCAGTAGTTCATTTTGACGGGTTAGAAGGCCCAATCAAATGGGGTAAAGCTAAAGTATTTATACCTAATATGAAGATTGTTGATTGGAAAGAAAGACCAGACGAACTGAAAACAGCCGAAAGTAACTCAGAATCGAAAGAAATTAAAGACATTGAGTCTAAGTCAGAAAAAGCAGAATCACCTAAAAAAGATGATTTAGACGCTCTTGCTGACGAATTTAATGACGATTTTTAAGAATTAACAGGCATACTATTGGGTGCTTGTTATAGGAAAGAGTAGAAACAATTAACAATATATAGTTAGTTTAATTCTCCCCTCTCTAGTTCTACTCTTTCCACCCCCTTTAATATGCTGAAACATGAAAAGTCTGAAATAATGATTAATTTGTTTTTTGTTTTATATATCTCTTTTGGAAATTTTTTCTTAAACGGAGATAACGAAATAGTTATGTGTAGAAGGAACTTAAATGCCGAAATTACAATCCAAATCTAATACAACTTTAAAAACAGGTAATAGAGCAGAATATGATTTATACCCAACACCAAGAAAATGCGTAAAACAATTACTTGATAGAGAGAAATTTCATGGTCAAGTTTGGGAACCAGCTTGTGGTAGAGGTGATATAAGTGATGTTTTATTAGACGCTGGTTATTCTGTTTTATCAACTGATATTGTAGATCATGGTTACAAAAACTTAAATGCTATTGCTGATTTTTTACAATGCACATATCAAGAAAATATGCCTAGAAATATAGTAACTAACCCACCTTTTAAATATGCTACTGAATTTATGAAACTAGGATATGAACTTACTGCTCAATCAGGTGGTAAGTTAGCTTTGTTTTTAAGATTAAATTTTTTAGAAGGTCAGAAAAGATTTCATTGGTATAAAGAACATAAGCCAAGCAACATATATGTTTTTGCAAAAAGACAAACTTTATGGAGAAATGGTGAAGCTATACCAAAAGGTCGTAGTGGAACAACAGCTTACGCATGGATTGTTTGGCGAGGTAAAAGTTGGAAAAGTGATGATACAACATTTGATTGGATAGAGCCATGAGTTTTGAAAATTTTTTATTTTTAATAATGACAAGTCTTTTAGTTGTAGCGTTTTTTATAGGAGCTTTTCTTGGATAAGAAATATATAGAAGCCATTAAATTTGTATCTCAAGAGTGTTGGGGCGAACCAACTCTTAAAAATGAAAATGAGTGGCGATTTGGTAAAAGATTAAGTAAAGCTATTGATTTAGAAAATGCAACTTACTTTGATTTTGAAGAAAACGAAGGTGGTGGTTTAATAGATTTAATAATGAAAAGCAAAGGTTTATCAGGTAAAGACTTATCAGAATATCTTTATAATGAATTTAATATAGGCGATAAGATTACAGAAAAACACACATTAAAAAGCAAAGAAAGAAAAGTTGTTGCTAAGTATAATTATAGAAATGAATTAGGCGAAGTTAGATACCAAGTTATTCGTTATCAACCTAAAGATTTTAGACAAAGACATTATAAAGATGATAAGTGGCATTGGGGTTTAAATGGCATTGAACCTTTACCTTATAATTTACCTGAGATATTAGAGCAAAAAGATAAAACAATATTTATTGTTGAGGGCGAGAAAGACGCAGATAGATTAATGTCTTTAGGTTTTCTTGCTACAACAAATAGTGGTGGCAGTAAGAACTGGCACGATTCTTTAAACAAATGGTTTAAAGATAGACGAGTTATTTTAATTCCAGATAACGATTCTGCGGGTTACTTACATATAGACAAGGTCGCAAACTCTATTCTAACGGCTTCTGAGAGCGTTCATATTGTGAAATTAGAGGGCAAAGTTTCTGAAAAGCAAGATATAACAGATTTCTTAGAACAAGGTGGCGACTTAGAACAGCTTATATTAAGTGCTGAAACTTATGAAAAATCAGATATTAATATTTTTCCTACAATGGCTATTGGTGATATTTTAAGTTTAAAAAATCAAAAGTTTCTAATTGAAAATTTAATACCAGAAAATGGTCTTGCAGTTATCTATGGGCAACCAGCTAGTTATAAAACATTCTGTGCCTTAGATATGAGTCTATCAATAGCTTCAAGCAGAGATTGGCAAGGTCTATCAGCAGTAGAGGGTAAAACTTTATATGTAGCAAGTGAGGGTGTAGGGGGTTTAAAGAAAAGAATCAAAGCATGGTTAATGAAAAACAAACCTGAAACAACACCAAACTTTCATTTACTTGCACAAACAATTAACTTTTTAGATCAAGATGAACTTGATAAATTAGTTAAAACAATTAATCACATAGGAAAAGATTTTAAACTTGTAGTTGTAGATACAGTTGCTAGAGCATTATCTAATGCAGGTTCAGATGAGAATAGTGCAAGTGATATGGGTGCTTTTATAAGTTCATGCGACTACATAAGAGAAAATATTAACTGTGCTGTATTAGTTATTCATCATTCAGGCAAAAGTGAAACTGCTGGATTAAGAGGTTCTAGTGCATTATTAGGTGGTGTTGATACCTCTATCTTCTGTAAGTATTCAAAACCTAATGTTCATCTTGAAGTTCAGAAACAAAAAGACGCTGAATCTTTAGAAGATATTGCTCTTGAAGTTGAATCAAGAGCGTTGATTGGAGAAACTTCTGTTACTTTAGAGAGAGTAAAAGAAGATACAAACACTATTCATACACCATTTATACCTAAATTGGGTGCGAATCAAAAACTTGTTTATGATACTATTGTTAATGTTATGGATTCAGAGATCGCAAAAGAAGATTGGATTAATGCAGATGTCGGTGAAAAGAAATATATTACATTAAGTCATATAGAGTTTTCTGTTTTACCTCAACTAACTGAAAAAACTAACAGTCAAAAGAATCAGATATTAAAGAGAAGTATATTAGGTTTACAAAACAAAGACATAATTGGTGTTTGGAACGAAAAGATATGGCTAAGTTAGATAAAAATACAAAATGGAATAACAAAGTTAAAGATACTTATATCAAACAAGTTGATGAAATAGCTATTGAAATGGAAAAGATATGGGGTGCTGGAACTCTTGAACAATTAGCTGATAACGAAATGAAAAAAAAATTTCAGAACGCTAAAACTAAATTTAATAAAGCTATTAGTAATGATTTAGACGCTGAACTTGTTGTTAAAGTTTGTAACAACATGAAGAAAGGTTGGTTAGCAATAGATAAAGCTGTTCGTTTAGCTGGTCATCAACCACCAACAGGCGAATATTGGACAGCTATTTCAGAAAATAAAAAAGAATTTTTAATAGTTAAAAGTGAAGCTGAAAAAGATTCTTTATTTGAAAAAGTAGGTGGTGCTATTGTCTATTCAACAGGAGAAATAGCTGAAATTCTTGAAACTTTACATGAAGTTAATAAGTGTAAAGAGATATTTAGAAAAGCAAAAGTAGAGAAGTTTGATTGCGTAGAAATTGATGGTCGTAATGTTAAAGTTACAGGACATGATAAAGATAGAAAATATCACGAACCTTTTGATGATGAAATACCATGGTAATTAAATGAATTGTAGCAAATGTAATCATAAAAAAAGTAAAGTGCTAGAAAGTAGAAAAGCAGATGATTCTATTAGACGCAGACGAGAGTGTTTAAATTGTGGTTTTCGGTTTACAACACAAGAAAGTGTAGTTTTACAAAAAAACGAAGCCGTTAGAAGCCCTCTAGTGAAGATTCGCAGACGAGGACATAGTAAAGTATCACCAAAATCTACAAGAACTGATAGTTATGTAGTTCAAAGTGATGATACAGATGAAAGAGAATTTATAGATAATTTCTTAAAAGGAAAACTATAATGGTTACGAAACTTATTATGAACTCTAAGATCAATGCAGAAAGAAGAAAAAGAGTTAGATTAGAATATGAACGAGAGTCATTAATAAAGCAAATAATGATACTTGAAAAATTTAATCATCAAATAATTAATTTAGAAAGCCCAGAAGGTCATTTTGGTAGGTTAAGATCACCAATAATACTTGAACGATTAATAAAAGAAGCAAAACAAAACGAAAGGAAACTTGAAGATGTCCGACTCCAAGAAAAAGCCAAGCAATTATGAAATTGACGCAGATGATACTGTTGATGAAGAATTTGAAATAGTTGATGTAAATGGTGAAAAAGGTATATTAACTCTTGAATTTGATGATTTAGTTAAAGAACAAAACAAAGATTTATCTGAAGAAGAATTACAAGAAATAGCTGATAAGTTAGTTATTAGTTTATTTGGTGTTAGTAAAGATGAACAAAACTAATAAAGAACTATTAGAGTCTATTGGTATTATAGCAGATGAAGAAGAAGTCTTTAGAAACTATAATTACAATAAAGAAGAAAGAAGAAAATATATTTTAAATTTAATAGAAAAAAATCAATATAATTGTGTAAGCGTTAATAAGGATTATTTAATTATTAGCAATAGCAAAAGAGAACATATTAAAGTTAAATTAACTAATAATCAATTAATCAGATTAAACAAAGAAATAAGTAATGTTATATGGGAAAGAAATAATGATGTATAATACAAACACTATGTCTGATATTAAAAAAGATGAGTTTATCAAGATAACTGAAAGCGATTATTTAGATTTAATGATAGATACTTGCTCTCAAGTAATCTGCTTTGAATATGAATCTAAATGCTGTAGCTGTGAAACACCTAAAGATTGTCATGGTTATAAAGAATTTACTGAGTCAGCTAAGTCTTGTATGGGAGTTATAGGTGCATTTGGTGATAGTATTTTTCATGTTGAATACGATAAAACAAAATTGAATTAAAAAATGTTTGATAAGAAACTTCAAAAAAAAAGATTAAAAATCTGTATGGAATGTGAAGCTAAATCTGAAACGAAATATGGTTATATCTGTAATCATTGTAGATGTTTTTTAAAAGCAAAAACCTTATTAAAAGGTAGTTTTTGTCCGAGAGATAAGTGGTAAATGCGACCTGATTATTACATACTTCAAGATATTTTAGATAAAAATGAAATAGATTTTATAACTAAAGAAGGTATGAAAAATTTAGAAAAAGCTACAACTATGTCTGCAAAAGTTTTTTCAAGAAGAAATAAAGTTTCATGGTTTCATAAAGACGAAAACAAAGATTTAGATAAGATATTAAATAAAGTTGTAGATATGCTGTTTGATGTTAGTAAAAATTTCTATAACCAAGAATTAAATAATGTTGAGCCAATTCAATTTACTCATTATAAATTTTTAAATTACTATAATTATCATATAGATTCTAACGCATGGCCAGAAACACCAAATAGAGTAATATCAGCAACTATTGAACTTACTAATCCTAAAGATTATATTGGTGGCGGATTGCAATTTAGAAACCATGATTTTCCAAGACCTAAATTAAAACCAGGAACTATGATTGTTTTTCCTTCATTAATGCTTCATAAAGCGTTACCTATTTATTTTGGAATTAGAAATTCTCTAGTATTATGGGCTGGTTTAGAGGATAAAAATGAATCAACCTAATCCATTTGTAGATTTTATTAAAACTTATAAGAAAGAGCCAACTCTTTTTTGTGAAAATGTTTTAGGTATTTCACCAGATAAATGGCAGTCTGAACTAATGGAAGCTATTGTTTCTGGCGAAAGAAAAGTATCTGTTCGTTCTGCTCACGGTGTTGGTAAATCTTCTGTTGCAAGTTGGATATTAATACATACTTTACTTACACACCTTGATTGTAAACTTATTGTAACTGCTCCAACAAGTGGTCAGTTGTTTGATGCTTTGTTTGCCGAACTAAAGAAATGGATTGGTGAAATGCCACAACCATTACAAGACTTAGTTGATGTAAAAAGTGATAGAATAGTTTTAAAATCAAGAAGTGCTGAAGCATTTATATCTGCTAGAACCTCAAGAAAAGAACAACCTGAAGCGTTAGCTGGTGTTCATAGTCAAGGTAAAGTTATCTTGCTTTGTGATGAAGCATCAGGAATCCCTGAAGAAGTGTTTGAATCAGCGGCCGGTTCTATGTCAGGACATAATGTTCACACAATTTTATTAGGAAACCCAACAAGAAATTCTGGTCTATTTTATGATACGCACCATAAATTAAAAGGTGCATGGAAAACTTTTCATATATCTGCTTTTGATAGTGATAGAGTATCAGATGAATTTGTTGAAGAAATGGCTATGCGTTATGGCGAAGAAAGTTCAGCATATAAAGTTAGAGTATTAGGCGAATTTGCAGAAGAAACAGATGATACTATTATACCTTTAGAGTTAGTTGACTCAGCTATACAAAGAGAAATACCTAATGACCATGGTATATCTGATACAATATGGGCGTTAGATGTAGCAAGACATGGTGCAGATAGTTCAGTTCTTGTTAAAAAACAAGGAAACATTATAACAGATATAAAAACATGGAAGCGTTTAGATTTAATGGAGTTAAGCGGCAGAGTTCAAGCTGAATTTGATACTACAGAGCCAGAAAATAGGCCTGTAGAAGTCTATATAGATGTTATAGGCATGGGTTATGGTGTTTTAGATAGTCTTAATGCTATTGGAAGATTAAACGCTGTAGGAATCAATGTGGCAGAAAGCCCTAGTCAGAAAGAAACATATATGAATTTGCGAAGTGAGTTATGGTTTAAGTTTAGATCTTTTTTAGAGAGTAAAATGTGTAAATTACCCTCTAATGAATACATGATTGCTGATTTAATTAGTGTTAAATATAAATTTACTGCTGGTGGTAAAATACAAGTCGAGTCAAAAGATCAGATCAAAAAAAGAATTGGTCGCTCACCAGATGTTGCCGATGCTTTAGTTTTATTAATGGCAGGTGATGCTATAGCTTCTCGGTCAGGTTCATACGCAAGAGATTGGAAACAACCTTTAGTTAGAGATATTAAAGGTGTTGTTTAATTGTTTCTTAGTTTACAATAATCACTACATATAGAAAAAACTTTTATTTTCCTTAGCCAAGCAGATAGTTATTTCAACTTTCCTTTCCTTCCACTCGTAAGACTTGGCTAAGTTTTTCTTACCCATAAAAAAAACAAGAGCAGTAATTAAACTGCCCTTGTTCGTCAACATTTATTAAAGGTGTAAATATTATGAATTTACTCTAACAATCTACTTGTTTGGAACATAAGTGTCAACTAAGTTAGTTAATATATTCTTTAGTATATTAACAAAAATAATTAGCGATTGTGTAGCTGGAACATTCTTAATCATACTCACTAAAAATGTTTCAGAAGTGTAAGCCATAAAAAACAATTCTTGTTCATCGCCCATGCTTCTATACTTAGTTCCTAGCTTCGCTAAATCTTTTTCAATTTGCTTTTGTAGTTCTTTTTGTTTCATTACATTACCTCTTGATTGATTGCTAAACTTTTTTCATATTCTGCTGAGTCAGTTAGTATTTTATTAACTGTTTGATGCGTAATTTCTGCTTCTTCATACATAGAATAAGCGACCGTAACTGATTGTGCTATAACTCTTAAAGATTTACCCTCACTAGCTAATTTTTTTATTAAAGAAACTGCATCATCTAACCATACGCATTTAATAAAATCTGCGTCTTTGCCTTTACCCTCTTTTCTGTAACCATAAGGAACTTTACCACCCATACCATTCTTTACTGCTGGAAAGTCGTGATAAGCAAATTGTCTTTTTCTTTTTGTTCCAGTTCTGCAATTCTCTTTAACTCGTCTAGCATATTCTTTAGCAAAAACGGCGTGTAGTGATGCTTCAAGACCAACTTTACTTTTAGCTATGTTGCCTGTGTTTGGCACAATAACATTAACGCCTTTAACCTTGCAGTCATAAATAAAGTTTTCAAAAATTCTATTATCTCTTGCGAGTCTATCAATATTAGATGCAAAAACATAATCTCCTTCTTTTAAGTTTAATAATTCTTTACCAAACTTTCTGTCTTTAAACTCTAACAGACCTGATATACCTGAATCATCAATGACCTCTGGTTGTGTATGTGGACTAATATCTTTTGACTCTTTCAGCTTGTTGATCTCAAGAGTGTTTACCTCTTTCTGATTGTTTGCTGATTGATTATCTATCTGCGTTTCAGACGATAATCTTATATAACTAATTACTCTCATTGTTATCTCCTTTTCTTTACAACATAACCAACAAATCCGTAACTTTGCCAGACTTGTGTTGGATTTCCTATTTCTTTTAATTCTTCTAGTAACTCATTCTGAGTTTTGCAATACATGGTAACTCCTAATCTTAAATCTTTATCAAGTATTTCTTTATCGCTAAAACCTTTTCTTTTTTCTTGTAAGTGCATTTTATGTAAAACAGTCTGTATTCTTGTATCTTCTAATAAAACTTTTTCTGATATAAGAAGAACGCAACCTTTTTCAACTTTTTCTTTTATTAACTTTAACATTCTTTTTCTTTTAGGTTCACCTAAGAACTGGAGAAAGAACATACTTATAATAACTGAACAACTATCAATGTCTTTTATTGTTTCAGCGTCTTTTTGTAAAAATTTAAAATCCTGTTTTCTGTCAGCAAAATCTAAGGTGTCTATACCTATATATTCACAATCCTCTATTTTATCTAATGAAGATAAAAATTTACCTGTCGAACACCCTAAATCAACTACTTTTGTTTCAGCAGACATAAATTCTTTTGTTATATTTAAGAATATATTACATAAAGAAGTATAATTTGGTATTGATAAGTTAATATGCTTATCAAACTCACCTACTTTTGCAAAATCAAATGTATCAGCTTTATTCATTTTCTACTTCCTCTATTCTTTTACCTAACCATTCCATAACATTTATAGACATTGATCTACCACAGGCCTCGTATCTTTTTAAATCTGAACATTCTTCTTTTGGCTTACCTTTATAAGGAACTTGCGTATAATTATCAGGAAAGCCCTGTAATCTCTCATATTCTACAGGAGTCATTTTTCTTAAATGTGTGCCTAAAAAATCTGTATAACTAACATATTGCAATTCAGAAGCCATTAAAGTATAAGCTCGTTCTGGTAAGAATCCTCCTCCAAAACTTGATCTAACTGCGAAAGTTGTATTAATTGCTCCTCTATCTGTTTCGGAAACTTGTATTCGTTTTCCTCTGCCAGGCGCAACATTCTTCGACAAAGATTCCCTTTTAAATAATACTTTGATAGGTTTTCTCCAGTCTGTATGATGTCCGACAACGAAGATACGCCGTCGTCTTTGTGGTATGCCTCTGGGAAATCGTTGTGTTCTGATAAGTGAAGTGTCCAAAACCCTGTAGGCGAACCCATACCCGCATTGAGCCAATGCTCCGAGAAAGGAACCAAGGTCCCGTCCTCGATTACTTGACAAGACTCCTGCAACATTTTCCCAAAGTAACCACTTCGGCCTAAGTCTTTGAGCCAGTTTAATAAACTCAAGTGCGAGGTTTCCTCTATCTTCTGTAATTCCTTCTCTAAGTCCTGCCATTGAGAAACTGACACAGGGCGTTCCTCCGACAAGAAGGTCAATTGGTTCTCTAAAGTCATCTTTTTTTATCTCCGTAAAATCTCCAAAATTTTTTATATCTGGATAATGATAATCTAATACTGCTTTTCTAAAAGGGTCTATTTCTGAAACGCCTAATGCTTTCCAACCCATAGGTTTCCATGCAACTGTAACGGCGTCTATACCACTACATATCGAAAGATAATTCATTGTCTTTGCTCAATATTAATACATTCAACTTGCTCATGCTTTGCAAATGGCTTTGGTGCTATTGCATTAAGTAACAGCAACATTAATACCACAAAGATCAACTGCAATTTAACTTTCCAATTAAACAGTTTTTCTTTTTTCATTTCTTTTCCTTTCCCATACTTAAAGCTATTTTCCAAGATTCATTGGTCTGTTTATTACAGATAGGGCATGAATCAGTTTGCAATTTCTTGCACATAAAACATTCAAACTTGTCTGTTGGTTGTTGATAAATACCCACTACTTCTTCTTCCACATAAAACGAAAGCATAAAAAATTGCGTATTGCGTATTTAATTATCTTAATCATTTAATAGTTCTTTTAAGTTCTTCGGCTCTAGCTTTAGTTATATTGCCCATTTTAACCATTCTGTCCAGTAACTCATTTGGACTAACAATGGCGTCATTAAGTTTAACAAAACTAGGATTTTCTTTAGCGAATTCCTGTTCCTTATATTCTTCAGCTTCAGCTTTTATTTGTGCTGAAACCTCAGATAATTTACCTTTATAGGTTTTAATTAATTTTTTTGTCATAATAGTTTCCTTTCCTGTATGTAAAATATTATTGATTCGTGTAATTGTCAAATTCGTTGTCTAAGACTAAGCTAACTTAATTAGCTTAGTTTCGATTATTAAAATCTCCTCAGTTAGACTTGTTGATTATCTTGAATAAATAGCCCAAATTTGATTTCCACCATCAATAAACTTTTTTAAATATTCAAGCATATAATCGTTGGGGTAAAGGTTATGATACTCAAAACCATATTCTTCCGTTACTTTATTAATAAATTTCACAACAGCTTCTTCTGATTTACTTCTAAAAAAATCAATTTCGTTAGAACTGTTACCTTCCTCGGTTAATGTAGCTTCAAAATACTTTGAACTTTCATCTCTTTCACCTTTGGTTATTGTTAATATATATTCCATAATATTTTTCCTTTAATTAATTAGACTTGATTGTCTAAGACTTAGTTACCTGCGGTCGCTCAGTAACTAAGTTTCGGATATTTAATCCTCGTCAGTTAGACTTTTTTATTAATCTTAAAGCCAGTTATCAACATTGATTTCTCCAATAGCTTTTTTTATTTTAAATAAATCTTTAGCTTCAACAAATTGAAGGATTATATCAATTTGCTCCTCTCTCATTAAAACTTGCTTTCTTACATTTTTAATAGTTTCCTCATTTTCTTTAATTGTTTTTTTTAGAGATATAATTTCTCTTTGTAATGCGCTCATAATATTTTTCCTTTCGTTGTTAGACTTGATTGTCTAAGACTAAGCTAACTTAATTAGCTTAGTTTCGGATATTTAATCCTCGTCAGTTAGACTTTTCTTCTTTAAAAATTGGGTCATTTATCTTTTTAATAGACTCAACCATCTCATCATAATCATGGTATTGTTGTTCAGGATTTCTATTGTATTCCCTTTCAACTATCTCCCAATTATCGCCTATTATATAGACGCCGTTGTCGTAGTTGTCCACATCTTGTCTTTTATATGGACCGACACCAACGCTTAGAGTTCCGCCAAAATAATTGGCGAATAGTTGAGCCAGTCTGGCTGTGCCATATTGCGACTCGCATCTAATCCTATACTCCTTTGCGACATCTAACATTGGTTGAACTGTATCTAAACCGCCGTTCCAATGTAGATAAATTGAAGGCCAATCTTCTTTGTTTAAGTAATCATCTTTAATTGTAATAACTGCTCTATTTCCCATTTTAGAAATCCTCCCTTGTAAGTGAGTTATAAAACTCAGCTTTTTTATCAAAGTCCTCTAAAGTTGGTCCTGCTAACCAATAAGCTAGTCCAGAAACAACGCCGAAAACTAAAGCAATTATAATAATTGTTGCTATTGTTGTTGTAGTCATAATATTTTCCTTTCATTAATTAGACTTGATTGTCTAAGACTAACTAAGCGAACTTAGTTAGTTTCGATTATTAAAATCTCATCAGTTAGACTTATTTAATATTAT